ATGTCGATTTCTTCTTTGGTCATGCTGGTTCCTTAATGCCGTGTGCGGCCTCGATGGCGCGGGCGAACATTTGAATGTCGTTGTACCCCGTGTCCGCGTAAATAAACTCAATCTCCTCCTCCGTCAGCGGCTTGCTTGGCTGTGGGGAGGTGTAAATCAGCGTGCCGTCAGGCAAGTCCAAACCAGATGCCGTCCAGCGGACGCCGTGCCACGGTTTGCCAGAAGAGTCTTTGCCGTAGCGATAAACTGCTCCAGCAGGCTCCTGCTGCTGTGCCTTCTTGCACTTGTCGCAGTCGTGGTTCACGCAGCCGATCTTGGGTATGTCCTGCTGTGCTGGCTTCACAAATGTTCCCCCTGCAATAGCCGCTGCGTGCTCCGCCTGACATTCCATTGAATGCTCTTGGTCTGTGCGCGTGATGCCGCAATTCATTCCTTGGCATGGAGCATGTTCCAGTACCTGCTGTGCTGGCTGCTCTGGTTCGTTGCACTTGGGCCACCCGCAATGCAGGTTGTGGTGTGGACAAACGCCATTGTTCTCGCGCCTGTGCTTGCAGTGGATCGTCTGCTGTGCTGGCTGCTCAGGCTCTTTGTAGATGTTTTCCAGAGGGATTGGCTTGGCCATCAGCTTGTCGCCATCCCACCAGACCTTGCTGACTTGTGTTCCGGCTGATGATTCATAGTCCAGCCCCAACTCTCTGGCGTTCTGCGCCATCTTGTTGAGGGCAATGTCTACTGGGTTGTTTTTGCACCCAATGGCATGACCGTGCTGGTAATTACACAACGAGCATCGCTGTGCTGGCTGCTCGGCCAGTGCTTCCTCGACAACAGCAAGCGCCATACAGCCGATCTTCGGCAGGCTCATGTAATGACTGCTGATGTATTCCAACGCCTCCAGCGCCAGCTTCAGCGCTTCGTCTTTCTTGTCAGTCATTTCGTTTCTCCTTGATGCCGTGTGCGGCTTCAATGGCTCGGGCAAATGTGATGTAGCGGTTTGATGCGTCCTCATCTAAAGACCACCCAGTCTGCCAATCAAGGTCAGCCGCTTTTACCTCGTCCCATATCTCCTCATCCGTCAGCGGCTTGCGCTGTGGTGGGGCACGAAACTCACAATGTTCTTGACAATAAGTTTCGGTACACCATGCTCCGTGCTTGCACTGCCTGCCATCTGGACACGCCACCGGCTCCTGCTGTGCTGGCTGCTCTGCCAGCGCTTCTTGCACGGCGGTGATGGCTTCTTCAATTCCGCACATTTCTGGCAAATTTTCCAACGCCTCCAGCGCCAACTTCAGCGCCTCGTCTTTCTTGCTCATGCTTGTTCTCCTTTGGCGATGGCGGCTCTTGCATTGGTCATTGCTGCGCCACTTACTTGCGCCGTAAAAAAAGATGCTTCATGTTGTGCGACCAACTCCTTCAGCGCCGCCAGCAGTTCCTGATTGGTCCTGACTTTCTCGCCGTAGTTCCACACGGATTCGCCAAGTTGCTGCTGTAGTTTCTGGTTTTCTTCGTGCAGTCGGCGCAGTTCGGCGGCGGCTTCGGACTCGCATCCCCCATACCCCCCTTCAAACCATTCGGCCAACCGCAGTGCTTCTGGTTGTTTACTCATAGCGAACCACCTTTCTTCGGGCACGGCCACGATTTCTGAAACACGTACGTGATGATCGCATCCGCAGGCATGTGGCGGATGGCTGGCGTGGTGTCCATGAACACCTTGACCATCTCAGTCATCTGCCCGACGGTGGCTTTCACAGGGGTGCAGAACATCGTACCGTCATTGGCATCGTTGACACCGGCGACGTAGCCATGGGCGAACCCCCACGACACATGGCTGCTTGCTGCGTCTGATAGGTGCTTGTGGAGCGTGTTGCCGTCGATGATCCCGGCATGTGCAGTGCCGGCTACGATGGCCAGCGTCAGTATCAGCTTTTTCATTCGCTCGTCTCCAGTTTGATCATGCGCATATCGTTGCAGCGGCGGCAGGTGTACTGGTGCGTGTTGGGCCGCCAATGCGCCTTGCCAAAGACAGTCTCCTCCCAGCGGTGCTGGCAGGCATCCTGCTTGGCCTTGCGTGCTTGCGTGAGCTGGTGCTGGATGCGCTGGTAGTTGCGCCATGTCTCGTCGTACTCTTGCAAGTCGCTCGGGCAGTTGCCCACGTTGCGCATCTTGCGCGCATCGACCAGATCGCACTTCTTGGCAGCGGCCTTGAGTTCCTCTTCGAGTTCTTCGATGGATTTCATTTGACCCTCCGCATGGCCGACAACCACGACGGCTCCTGCACCTTGGGTGGTGGGGGTGGGGTCATCTTCTCACTCGGCGGGGTCCATCCGTACTTGCGCCAGAGCGCCTGCACATCGGAGCCGCTGGTCCATTTGAAATCAGGATGGCCGACAGGTATCCACGGGTTGGTGCGTTTGGCGTTCATCTCACTTGCCTCCGAACAGTTTGCCCAGCTCGGCGTAGAGCTTGGCCGCCTCGGCCACGCCGATGTTCTTGAGCACGTTGTCGGCCGTCCAGACAATGGCAGGTTGTGGTGCCACGGTACTGACTGCACTCACCGTCATAGTATCGGGCACGAGCGCGGTCAAGCCGGCCTTCTCTGACTTCTTGACGATGCGTTTCTTGGCAGCAGGCTTGGCCAGCCTGTGCAGCGAGACGAACTCATCGAAGGTTGTGAAAAGCTGACCACCTGTACCGGCAAAGATCAAACCCGCACGCTTCATCTGCGCGATCAATGACGACACGGTCTTCGCCCCGTGCCCGTACGGCTCTAACACGCCCAGCATATCCTTGGGTGTGTACTTGTGTTGATTCTGCTGCACCATCGCAAAGATGTCGCGTGTGGCATTGCCTGTGGTCTTGAAGGTCATTACTTTCTCCTGTTGTGGTTGGGGGGTGCGAATTTTTTGCTCGTGGGTATCCCACGCTTGAGCGATCTTGCTCAGCTCGGTCTGAAGGTCAGGCATTGTTTTCTCCTTTTTTGATTCGAGTCACCATGCTAGGTGACTCTGTCTAGGTTGTCAAGCGTTTGACTAAAACAATTTACCGGTCACGATAAATCTGGTCGTACATGGCGGCCATCACCACGTCCGGGTCGTACACGTGGCTGTCGCGCAGGGCTTGCTCAAGCAGGTCCTCGTCGAGTTTGTTGGGGTCGATGAACAGCCGCGCAGTGTCCGGGTCATCAGGCCACACGCTCTCGCACACCATCTCGATAAGCCAGCTGCGCTGGCCGGACATGGCATCATAGATCGAGTCGACCAGCTCCTCACGCAGACCCTCCTCGACCATCAGGTCATCACTGAGCAGGTGCCAGCGGTCGGCAAAAGCGGAAGAAGAGCTGACACTGGTCGCTCCACCCTCCCAGCCAGTCATCCACCACGCATCGACGGGGTCGACGACAAGAGGGTCACGCGCAGTGGGGAGACCATCCCAGTCGATGGCCACCACACGCGCAGCCAGCGCAGCGAAGTGCGTGATGTCGAGCGACTCGCGGTCGCTGTGCTCGTGCATGTAGCCCACGCTGATGTTGGTGCACTCGGGGATGACATCGGTGAACTCGGCAGTGTCGGTGTACACCCCGGTGTTGTCGGGCAGGTACATCAGGGTATCGTCCGCATTGAGCGCGGCGGACAGCGCATCGGCGAACGTATCAGAGCAGCAGCGCCCGTAGCCTTGGTGTGTGATTACGCTGTCGATACCCCTGCGGTCGAACGCAACTGCGCGGTCGAACTCGGTGAGCAGATTGGACATGTTGTCAGCCAACCACTTGGCGCCGATGCCGCCGCACTCTTCGCCTTGCGTGAACACGTAGTACGCATCGACACCGTTATGCAATAAATGCATAAGCATGGCCACGCCTGCGCCATCGTCAGCACCCAGAGGTGCGCCGTCAGCACGCCAGTGCGTTGCATCCTTGGCGATCTTGTTGGGGCCTTGGTCACGGTGCACCGTGTCGACGTGTGCGACGAACAGCGTGCGGTTGATCTGAGATATGCGTGTGTCCACATGCAGGTTGCCAGCGGCATCGCGCTTGACCTTGGCATGGCGGGGCACATGGTCCTCAAGCCACTGTGTCAGGCGGATAGTCCCTTCCGACCCGTGAGGTCGTTTCATGCTAAGTGCACGTGCAAGGGTCTTGTAGATGATGGATGATTTGTTGAGTGTCATGGAAGTTTCTCCTTGGTATCAGTTGGTTGCAGTGTCGGTGTCGTCGTCTTCGTCGTCGGTCTCAACCTCCGGCGCATCGTCGGGGTGGTATGTCTCACCGTCGATCTCTACGTAGTCGGTATCGTCGGTGTACCAGTTGCTCGTTGCGTAGCATTTCCAGCAGTCGTTCTTCATCTCGTACCGCTCGGTGTCCTCGGCGTACACAATGCGGTGGTCACCGTCCTCGTAGTACGCATCCTCACTCTCGACATACACGGCGTTGTCAAGGTCGCAGTAGTCACCGTCAGCCAGCTCGACGATGTTGTTGTCGCCAAGATACTCGGGGTCGTAGTAGTCATCACCCACCTCGATGGCGTCACTGCTGGGGATGTAGTACTGATTGCCGCGACGGCCGTACACGTAGGTGTAGTCGTTGTCGAGACAGTTCTGACACACGTGGTTGTCTTCGTGCCGGCCGACCCAGCCACCTTCACCCTCGTCGAACCCGGCGCCGCAGTCGTCACAGGTGTACTCGTGGCAGCCGATGTAGCCCTCGGTCTTGTTGGCGTTGTGGTCACCGCTGTACTGGATGGTTGCGATGCCCTCGCCGTGGTCAAGGTCAACCTCCTGCGAGCCGCCGTCGATGTAGGGCATGAGGTAGCCCCCGCGCTGTGTCTCGTAGAGCATGAGCGGCGTGTTGTCGGGCCAGCAGGTGCGCTTCTCATAACCTCTGCCGCGCAGGAACGACTCGATGGCCTCGTCAGTGCCGGAGTGCGAGTACGCACCCACCTCACGCTTGTACGACCGCACGAAGATTTTGATCTCACCGCCGTCATCCTCGGGGTCGTCGCCCTGCCAGACCAGACAGCGGCCAAGGATCTCATCACCCTCGGTGCGCACAGCCATGCCCCAGCCAAGCGATGGGTCGTACACCTCGTAGGGGTGGCGATCCTTGCCGCCCTCGCAGCGAATGTTGAAGTCACCTGACATGCATGAGCGAGGGCCACGCCGTGCAGCGTCGATCATGGCGTCGAGGTCGTTCGTGATGGTGATGCCACCGCCGTAGGTGAACTCGGCCACGATGTCACGGATGAGGTTGTCAGGCGCATGGCTGAAGTGCCGGCGCAGATACTTGCCGATGGTGGTCACTGTCTGCCGATCGTCCTCACCGGCCCGCTCATCACGGGTGTAGGCAAGGCGGTTGGCATCTGACTGCGAGCGATGCGGCCACTCAAGCAGCAGCTGCTGCCACAGGTCAGGCTTGTACACGAGCATCATGGCCGTCACAGCCGGATGGAGCTGGTACTTGCTGCGCTCACGACGGAACCACTCGCGGCCTCCGTATGACTTGGCGTAGCAGCCAAGGCGGCTGTCCCACTGATGCGTGTCACCCTCGACGATGCGTGCAGCGGGGAAGAAATAGTTGTCGATGAAGTCGTTCGCTTCGCGGATGTTGTCCCACTTGTAGGTGTTGAAGTCCATTTGCTTTCTCCTTAGTTTCAAGTTTGCTCAGGGTATTGCCGGGCATGAACGCCGCCCGGCTAGGCGTTACTCACTTCTCAATCACAGTCCAGCCCATCGCCTCAATGACGCGCTTGAGGGATGTGTCTGGCAGGAATCCGCCGATGATGGTGGCTGTTTTCTCTGGCTTGTTGATGCGGATGATGGTGCCCGACCGAGGCACAGCCCACGATGCGTGGTCGCTCATGTTGTCGAACAGCATCTTGGTCCACGTCACGGCGTTCCTCATGCCTTGCTTGGTGTCGAGGTCGTAGTTCATTTGCTTTCTCCTTGGGAGTAGGGTTTGTACTTGAGCTCGTTGGGGTAGCCGTCATCCCCCAAATGCCTGTCGAGTTGTGCGCGCCAGTCGCTTGCCATGCTCTCATCGAGCAGCCATATCGTTATGTCTGGCGCATTGTCGTTGGCCTCATCGAACGTAGCAAACTCTCCGACGTACACAATCTGAGACTCATTTGTCAGTGCATACCATTTACAAACTTCTCTCATCACACCCTCCACACAAACAGGTCAAGCAACAGCGTTGCGATCAGGAATGACAGCACAAGAATGCGCGAGATCGTCCCTGTCGGTGGGTGGCTGTCGTGGTGTGTGGTTGGCAGTGGCCGGGCAGGCCCGGTGTATTTGCGTGGTGTCATTTGAGCTCCTCCGGGATCTCAATCTCATCGCCCAGCTTGCTGGCGACGTAGCAGCGCATGGCTGCGATCAGGGGGGTGGGGCCGGAATACGGCACGTGGAAGTCTTCATCGGCGTATGCGTCCCAATGCATACCTTTCGGTACCAGCTCGATCTCCTGCCGCTCAATGATCGGCCCGCCCTGTGCCCAGTCGGTTGAGTAGTTGTAGGCATCTCGGCGGTCGTAGTACCACGCACTGTCCTTGCCCTCTGTTATGCCTTCACACTTCGCCACTGCCCAATCAAGGGCTGCGCCTGTCAGTTCACTCGTTCTCATTTGCTCTCTCCTTGTGTTGCTGCGTTGATGATCTCGTTTCTCCGATGCTCCTTGTAGTAGCGCACGAACATGTCGTCGAACGCAGTGAGCAGTCGTTCCCTGTTGGTGCTGTCGGCCACGAAGAACGCTCGGGCGATGTGCCCGGCGAAGCTGCCGCCCTCATCTACCATCCGCCCCGCTGCGATGTACAGCATGTCGAGGTCCAGTTCCATCGCTTTCATTTGCTTTCTCCTTTGGTTGTTACAGGGTGCAGAACCAGCGCGTGGCGCTGATGCGTTTAGTTCGCAGCTTCAGCTTCTTAGCCAGCGCCATGTGGCTGTTGAGCATCTTGACTTGCACGCACTCCTCTGCCCCGTTCTGTAGTGTGCGTACGTCGCTGGACTCGATGATCACGAAGCCTTTCTGCAGAAGTATCTGGTGCATGGCGTCCCAGTCGTAGACCTGCTTGGTCGGTATCGGTGTAGGCTCGGCAGTGAGTGCTGCCTCGGGCACATCTGCAATCCTCATTTGCTTTCTCCTTCAAGTTGCAACAGCTCGTTGCGCCATGCGTCAAGCTGGGCCAGCACGCTCTCGCGTGTGCCCTTGTACCCATACACCGCCTTGAGCGTGCTGTATGCGGTAGGCCCTCGTGATTTGCTCAGGCCTCTGATTTCCAGTTTCAACATCTGGCGCAGGGTCAGTCGACGTGCGTTGTCGATCTGGGTGGGTGTGGTCAGTACAGTCATCATCTTTCTCCTAGTTTCAGGGTTGTGCCGCCGGGTCAGGGTAGTACCGGCCATGCGGGCGGCGTCGCATGGGTGTCAGGAAACGGGGCACATTCGCCCCGTTTTTGTTTGGTTGTCAGTTCGTGTCCTCGTAGCCCACCAGCATCTCCGGCACAACGTCACGCCAGTGGTTGGGGATATGGGCGTCGATGGGCATGGCCCGGACACGTTTCTTGGCTTCGCGCAGCACGAACTCACGCCGGGCAGTGGCCTCGTCGTCGGGGGACACCTCCAGCTTGGCGATCACAGTCTCCAGAGACTTCTCGATGTAGCGCAACAGCCGGCCTTGGCGCAAGTCTCGCAGCTTGGTCGGGTCCGCCTTGCGGAACGGCTCTTTGACCTTGGCCTTCTGCCTCGGCGGGATGCTGTCGGCCGCTATCCTGAAGGCTTCCTTGATGTGCTCGGGCACGTAGTCTGTCCAGTGGCTGTGCTCGGGCAGCGCGTTGTTGAGGTGGCGCTTGGCCTGCAGCCTCTCGTACAGCTTGGTCAGCAGGGCGTCGTACTCCCGCACGAAGTCGTCTCGCTCCGGTGATGGCGTCGCGGTTTTGTAGCGCACCATCGACCGCACGATGCGGCGCTCGTGTTGCAGCGATGAGATTACTTCACCCCACTGCTTCGTTCGCTCACGTTCACGCTGCTTCGCAGTGGTCAACGCACGTCGGTGCTGACGCAAAGCCTCGACGGTTTTCTCGATCAAGTCGTTGGGCATGCCGTCCCGCTTGAGCTTCCAGTACAACTCACGGTAGGTGAAATGTTTGTATTTTCGGAAAGGGTCAGCCATGATTTCTCCAAGTAGGTGTGTCAAAGTATGTCAATTGTCCTTCGTTACTTTGAAAAAGACAACAGTTTGGACAGCGTAAGTGCTTGTCACGCAACAGATTCCCAGAAAGTGTCCCCCCTTGCTACCCTTAGAGGTGCTTCGGTGTCTGAGCCAAGTCCTTAGCTTAGTTCGTTTGTTGTTGAGTTCTGGTTGAGCTGACGTACAAAGACTTTTCCCTATCTATATAACATTAGAAAGATATATATAGTGGGGACAGAAACGCTGAAACCGCCTTAGAAATCAAGGACTTACGCTGTCTTTTTTTGGGTAACGCCGATGGAGGGACGGACAGTGAAATTTTAGCCCCTAAAAAGTAGTACTCTGGACTACACTCAGGAAACGGGGCGAGTTTGCCCCGTTTTCAGGCCGTTTTTCCACGCATCGTAGGCCGCTTGGGTTGGGAAGACGAGGCCGTGTCGGTGGAGCTCGCCCTTCTTGAAGATGTGGACGTGGTAGCGTGAGCCGTAGCTGATGCGCTGGACGTGGTAGTCCCTGCCGCGCAGGGTGAGTGTGCCGAGTTCGGTGATGGTGGGGGTGATGAGGTTGCGCATAGTCATTCTCCAAAGCTCAGGTTGTGGAACAGGGTGCAGGCAAGTTTGTGCATCGTGGTGTCGCCTGCTCTCTCAGCTTTATCTATGGCGTATTCCAGCACGAGGCCGATAAGCGCCATTTCTTCCGGGCTGATGTGCCCTCGATTCAGGACTGCGCGTTGCCAAGCCCAGAGGTCTGGTGCAGATTGCATGGCAGGCCCGAAGGTGTGGTCGTCAATGGCTGACTGCCAGCCGCGTGGGACGTTGTTTACGGAAAGTTTCATGGAAGTTTCTCCAGTGTGTGGCTGGCTGGGCCACGTTAGACACGGAATGAAACAGCGGGCCAGCCTCTCCCGCTGAGCTTTATGCAAGAAACGCATAACGGGGCACATTCGCCCCGTTTATCACTTGCCGGCAACAGCACGCAAAACGCGGATAGCGTCGGCCACGCTGTCGAACTGTGCAAGGTAGGCTTCGGCAGCGGCACGTGTTGCGGCAGGGATGCGCTGGCGCTTGGGTTCGGCCTTGGCCGTGGCGCCGCCGTAGATGTCAGACAGCAGTTTTGAGACTGCCCGTTTTGCCGTCTCATATGCGGCCGCATCCTTGTCGAACACTTTCGTGCCGGCCGCTTTGCGCTCGCCGTCGATCAGCGGCACTTTGTAGAACGCCGCCACGATGGGCAGTATCTCAGTGCGAGCCGCATCGCGGTCGAGTTTGGCGCACAGTTTGCGCAGGCCGTCGATCGCATCGGCGTAGCTGGTGGCGCTGTTGAGGGCTTTGGTTGTGAGAGTCTTGAATGACATAGCAGTTTCTCCATGAGGTTGAAAAGAAACGGGGCACATTCGCCCCGTTTATCGACACGGCTTTCCCCTGTCGACACCTCTATTGTCAGAAAGGGTCAAAAATCGAGGGGGTTGCGTAGGGGAGATTTCGCCGCTGGAGAACCCCACCCTACCCCCATCACCCCATATTGACGGCGCGGTGGCGATGCCATATGAACACTATTCCTCACCCGCACTCCACATCTCAGTAATACCAAAGTACCCCCCTCAGCTCGAAAACGGCCCACCCCCACAAAATTTATAAAATTTTTGTATTACCTTTGTCCAACGTTGGACACGGACAGGCAGAAAAAAGCCCCCGGGGTTGCCGGGGGCCAAGAGGCAATCTCAGACCTCAAAGGAGAAAGCAATGAAGCAACTCAACTTGCACCACTGCCGGAAATAAGTGTACACTGACTGCAACCGGGAACGCAACCCGCATGCCGTAAGGACAAATGCTCGATCACCTGATCAACTTCGATCCAGAAGTTCTCCCCACCGCAGAGGCCCCGCCCCCTGTTGATAAGTCGTCGCCTGTGCAGACGCTCAACGCCAAAATCAACACGTCCGACTGGCTCAAGTCCCACGGCATACCAGACGCCCAAGAGATCGTCTCCGAGCTGGAGAAGACGCAGGCCCGGGAGGCGTTCACCGCCTTGACCACGGCCGCGCCCATCACCACGCAGCACGAGATGGTCACCAAGTTGGAGACGCCGGCTGCCGTGCGCCACCTCACCGGGATGCTCACAGCCTACGACTGGGAGTTTGTCAATCAGGCCAAGGAGCTGCGCGGCTACGCGGTGGCCAAGATCTTGGAAGACTGTGAGCACCCAAACGCCAACATCCGCCTCAAGGCGCTTGGCTTGCTGGGCAAGGTCACAGAGATCGGGCTGTTCACCGAGAAGATCGAGGTCAAGAAGACGGACCTGACCGAGCAGGAAATCGACGCCAAGCTCAAGGAGAAGTTGGCCAAGTTCATGAACGTGAGCGACGCCGAGATCTTGGATGTCGTAGAAGTGACAGCGCCAACAGCAACAGCCACACCAACACAGACTGTCGAAATTCCGACAGCAAACACCAACTCCCCAGACGACACCGATGTCGACCCAGACAATCCTGACGCCTGAGCAGGCTGCCGCCCTGCACGCCAACCTGTCTCGGATGACGACACAGGAGAAGCTCGAGGCGCTTGAGCTGTTGGCGAAAGCGGCCGAGCACCAGCGCAAGAATCTGGCGCGGACCAACATGATCGAGTTCGCCAAGGCGGTCTACCCGGGCTTCAAGGTCGGGCCCCACCATCGGAAGCTGGCGCAGATCTTCAGTGACGTGATCTCCGGCAAGAAAAAGCGAGTGATCATTAACATCGCTCCGCGTATGGGCAAGTCCGAGTTCAGCTCATACCTGTTCCCGGCGTACTTCCTTGGGAACTTCCCGGAAAAGAAGATCATCATGGGCACGCACACGGCGGGCCTGTCCGAAGACTTCGGCCGGCGCGTGCGAAACTTGCTTGAAGCTGACGAGTACCGGGAGCTGTTTCCTGCGACGGCCGTGGCCGATGACCAGAAGGCGGCGGGCAAGTGGTCCACCAGCGCTGGCGGCCAGTACTACGCAGCGGGTGTGGGCGGTGCTCTGGCCGGGCGGGGTGCTGACCTGTTCGTGATCGACGACCCGCACTCTGAACAGGACGTGAAGGTCAACAGCCGGCTGGCGTTCGACACCGCGTGGAGCTGGTTCCAGACCGGTCCGCTGCAGCGTCTGATGCCCGGGGGCGCCATCATAATCATCATGACGCGCTGGTCCAAGCTGGACCTGACGGGGCGCTTACTGGACTACCAGACCAAGAACCCGGACAGCGATCAGTGGGAAGTGGTGGAGCTGCCGGCCATCTTGCACGAGGACACCGACAAGGAAAAGTCGCTCTGGCCCGAGCAGTGGCCGCTGGACGCGCTCAAGCAGAAGAAGGCGGCCATGGACCCCCAGTACTGGAACGCCCAGTACATGCAGAACCCGGTCTCCAACAACGCAGCGATCGTCGCCCGCTCTGCGTGGCGCATCTGGCCCGATGACGACCCACCACCGTGCGAGTACATCATCCAGAGCTGGGACACGGCCTTCGAGGCCAAGAACAGCGCCGACTACTCCGCGTGCACCACGTGGGGCGTCTGGTACAACGAGGAGGAGAACAGCACCCCACAGGTGATCCTGCTCGATGCGTTCAAGGACCGGATGGCCTTCCCGGAGCTCAAGGCAACCGCGCTCAAGCACTACAAGCAGTGGGAGCCTGACGCATTCATCGTTGAGAAGAAAGCCGCCGGGGCGCCGCTCATTCAGGAGCTGCGCAACATGGGCATCCCGGTCGAGGAGTACACCCCTAGCCGGGGCAACGACAAGATAGTAAGATTGAACGCAGTCTCGGACCTGTTCGCCTCTGGGCGGGTGTGGGCCCCAGATACGCGCTGGGCGCGGGAAGTGATCGAGGAAGTCGCGTCGTTCCCCAACGGCGAGAACGACGACTACGTTGACACGACCAGCCAAGCACTCCTGCGTTTTCGCCGTGGTGGGTTCATCCCGCTCGACAGTGATGAGCAGGATGAGAAATTCTTCCAGCGCCGCAGGGCGGCGTACTACTGAGGACCCCCATGGCGACAAATATCGACAAAGCCCTGTTCCAGCAACCGACAGGCATTGAGCAGCTCTCGCAAGACGAGCTCCCGATCGAGGTGGAGATCGTTGACCCCGAGGAGGTCACCATCCGGGCCGACGGCCTTGAGATCGAGATTGAGAAGGCCGAGCCCACCGCCGAGGACTTTGACGCCAACCTTGCCGAGTTCATGGACGAGTCTGCCATGGACACCATGGCCAGCACACTGGCCGGCGACATCGACAACGACAAGAACTCCCGCAAAGAGTGGGAGAAAACGTACACCGAAGGCCTCAAATTGCTGGGCCTGCAGTACGAGGAGCGCACCGAGCCGTGGGACGGCGCCTGTGGTGTGTTCCACCCGATGATAACGGAAGCTGTTGTCAGGTTCCAGTCAGAGACAATCACCGAGACGTTCCCGGCTGCCGGCCCGGTCAAGACCAAGATCCTTGGCAAGCAGACGCAGGAGAAGCAGGAAGCTGCGGTGCGGGTGCAGGACGACATGAACTACGAGCTCACCGAGGTCATGAAGGACTTTCGCCCCGAGCACGAGCGCATGCTCTGGAGCCTGCCGGCCACCGGCTCGGCGTTCAAGAAGGTGTACTACGACCCCAGTCTGGGCCGGCCCGTCTCGGCGTTCATCCCGGCCGAGGACATCATCCTGCCCTACGGGGCCTCGGACCTCGACAACTGCCACCGCGTCACGCACGTGATGCGCAAGACCAAGAATGAGCTGGTCAAGCTCCAGCAGGCCGGGTTCTACCGCGACGTGGAGCTGGGCGAGCCTGATCGCACGCAGACCGACATCCAGAAGGCCAAGGACAAGGAGACTGGCTTCTCCGACCTCAACGACGACCGGTTCACGCTGTACGAGTGCCACGTCGAGCTGGACCTCAAGGGCTTCGAGGACGAGGATGACGGCGAGCCCACAGGCATCGCGCTGCCGTACGTGGTCACCATCGTCAAGGGTACCAACACTGTGCTGTCCATCCGCCGCAACTGGCGTGAGGACGACGAGCTCAAGCTCAAGCGCCAGCA